TTTTTTCTTGCCATTTCTTTTTTCACTTCTTCGGCATAATTTAACACCAATGCTTTGATTTGAAATCCAGCAAGAAAATCTTTATCGATCAATTCTCGTGTAGTCGCAACAGATTTGACTCGACCAAACAATCCTTCAAGAACTAACTGATGTGTCTGTGTTCCGTCTAATGTTCCTGTTGTTCCGATTCGATATGGAATATTTATCAGCTTAGTCATTAGCGTTGTCAATGATTTTGCTTTGAATAGATGACACTCATCACCAATGATTACACTGAACTGCTCAAAGAACTCAACAGGCATTTTATAAATTGACTGCCATGTTGAAATGACGACTGGTGCATTCGACTCTTTGGATCTACCTGACATAATCTGATGTACGTTTGTTTTTGAATCCCATCCATAATCAGCAAAGTCCGAAGACAACTGTGCAACCAGTGATGTAGTTGGCACAATAATTAGCGTTCGCTTAGGCTGATAATATCTGACCAGTAAGTAAATGATTAGCGATTTACCAGAACCGGTTGGCGACAAAAGAAGCGTTCGGCGCTTACGAACTGCATGAACGAATCCTTTCATCTGCCACTCTTTTGGTGCGAAAGGAAGATTCAGTGTCGAAACAAATTCTTCTGCTTCTGCAACAGAAAACTCTTCATCACCAACCAATGCATCATCTTGAAAAGATGATGTCATAGTTCCTCTCTTCTGCCCAATTAACAATGTACTCCAACAGCCCTACATATATCTGACCGTTCTTTGTGTTGAGCAAACGTATCTTGCCATCCCACACACGATTACGATATGCAGGCATGAACTTATAACCAGGAACAAAAAACGTGAAATGATCTGATAATTCGCGAAGTATATACTCTTCTGCATATACACCCAAATACACATCGTTTACTTGCGTGATGAATAGCGTAGAACTTGCTGGCATATTATTAATTTTCGTCTGCAAACTCTTCGTCGAAATCGTATTCAATCCATTCGATCTCATCTTCGGTTAAACCAAGAGCCATAACTTCTTCTTCTGTCAAATATTCATCTTTGTGTTCATCGAGTGCAACATATTCGGCAGTAAATCTTGCATCAGGAATGAATAGAAGCTCGGTAGGATGAGAAGTCAACACTACCCAATCTCCAACGACAGAAACAAAAGGCTTAATCAACGAACGAGTATACTTAGCATATACTGTTTCATATATATCTTCATTATCGGTGATCCAACTTGGCCATTTATCTTTATCTTCTTCGATCTGATAGGCTTTTGCAAATTGAATCTTTCGCATATGTGTGTACTCAAATTCATCCGATTCCATTGATAAACTGCCTCCACTTAATAGCATTATTAATCTGCCAATTTCTTGAATTGATACTAGAGATGATCGATTTTAGAAATTCAACTTTTTCTTTCTGTAGATCCATTTTCATCAAAATAGCAATAAGTTGCGAATCGCTTTCGAGATAACGGGGAACATCTTGCTTCAATAACTTATGATCGAATTGTTCCCATCCTTGCTCGTCCAAATCTTCTTGACACATCTTACCAGAATAGTATTCATATTTGACTTTTTCTAATTCCTTATACTGGTAACTTAATTTCTTATACGTCAAATTCTCTTGATTATATATCTTGAGATATTTGTTATGCAGTTGCGGTATTTTTAGTGATTCGGTATCCAATTCGGTATCATCAATTTTACAGTCAGTGGTCCATTCAGATTCTATTTCATCAAGTTTCAAATTATAATTCTCCTAAAACACAAAGCTCTCTAAGTATAATGCTTATTTCTATTTTGTCAAGACTTTTATCTAGGAAGTCTCGTATAGGTATATGTAAGAAAATGAAATGTTACATCGGCTGTTATGTAATCAATATCGGAAGACTGAGAGTCGAATTCCAAAGAAGACAAAGAGATTGGAAACACGTCTTCAAATGTAATAGCGTAATTCGGGCGCATATTACTGTCTAGTAGAGTTAATGTTGCATCCGAAAATCGAGGATCGACCCCGCCACGACGAGTCGCTAAAAGATCGGCATATTGGTCATAGTCGTCGGGAAATCCTAAACCCACCATCCAGTTTTGAAGTTCTGTCCAATTTGCCAAATCTTCGTCTACTTTGAATCGAACATTCAAAGGTTCGTAATCGTAACTATCTCCTGGAAGATTTGTTCCACGAAAAGGCAAGGAATGCGTAATGCTTCCAAAGGTCACACCAGGCAGGTTGACCGACTGAATGAACCACTGAACATTGGGTAGTTTATTGATAACAAATCTAAACCCAACAGGAGATAGAAAATTCTGATTAGCTGGTTGTTTGCTCATATTGTTTGCCTCTCTTTTAGCTATTTATAAGATAGGCAAAGAAAAACCCCACTCCATAAAGGAGTGGGGTTTTCTATCTTACGGTTTGCGTACTATTAGAGGAGGTTCTTGATAAGAACTCGACGATAGTATGCGTTACTGCTATCAGTGATAGAGCCACCCGCGGCACTTGTTGCAAATGGATTTGCAGTTAGGCCATAGCGAGTCTTGAACCCGATCTTTGGCTGGAAGGTAGCACTATCGACAGCACGCACCATCTGTAGAGGAACATATGGGCAGTAGAAGAACCCAGCGTCATACGCTGAAGAGCCTCGATAACCAACTGTCGCATACTCCCAACCATTCACGTTGTAGTGATAAGGATCGATGAAGACCTTGAATCGGCCATTGAGAACACCCGCGAAGGTGTTGCCAGTGTCATCGACCTGTAGGTTATTTGAAGCGAGTGCTGGTGTGTTGTCAAGAATACCAGCCATTGAGAGAGCAGAAGCGACATCTGCTGAACAGATGACGATGTTACCCTTACCTCGGCGAGTCTCCTTAGCAATCGCATTTGCTTCGCGCTCGATCTGATACATAAGACCCTTGAACTTCTCAACGCTCCAACGGCCGTTCGCATCAACGTCAAGGTCAAACTCACCAACATTGGCAGTACCAGTCTGAGCACCCTGCTTCGCACTAGCGACAATCTTTCGGACAACCTCTCGGTTAATCTCAGCAAGAATCTCAGCACTAAGGATGTTCGATAGCTCAGTCTCAGCATCAAGACCATGGATCGCCTTTAGGTCTTGTGCCATCTCGATCGAGTAATCAGCCTTTAGCGCACGACTAGTCGCCTCAACAGTGACCTTCTCAATGTTGAAGCCCATGTCTCTAGGTGTAACCTCTTCAGCAGCAGAGGTTGTCATGCCAGCTGGTGTCTGAGAAACAGTCGCAAAAGCGGCTGTATTCACTGGCGCGCCGCCAGCTCCACCAAAGCCAGTGTTAGCTTCCCAGTATAGCGCCTCAGACTGCTGATTAGCGAGTGTTGGACCCGTAATGTCAGTATTGGCAGGACCTTGCTGGCCAGCTACAAGTGGGTTCATCGTGTCAACAGTACTGTTTGCATATACAGCGCGCATCGCAAAGATCAGGCCAGTGGGGCCTGTCATTGGCTGAACACCACAAATGTCATATGCAATAAGGTTAGGCATTGAACGACGAACTAGTGAAATAAGTACAGGATTGTAGTTATCAACGGCAGATGTAGCAGTCTGATTCTCGGCTAGAAGGCCGCCCGACTCGCCACTCTCTTTGATAGCTTGTTCCTGATTCTCTAGAAGTGCAGCAGTCACGGCTCTCTTATAAGGATCCGTAATTGGGGGAAGAGACTCATGCTCTAGGACTGGCTGCCACTTCCTCTGTAACTCTTCTGAAAGCAACATATCTTTTTACTCCTTAACTGATTTTATCTCAGTTTATTGTTTTTATTTATAAATTTAGTTTCTTACAGTTCTACCAAGTGTGTTGGTGTAGGCAGCCATTGCCCCCGACAACCCATTATCTACGTCTAATCCCTCTTCAATAACCTCTTCTGAAATCATACTTGGATCTGATTTCGGAAAATACTTATTACGAAGAGTGACTAAAGCATCTTTGTACTGATCTGTATCCTCAAACTCAATGCCTTCTGCAAGACCTCGAAGTTTTTCTGAATCAGTATCAGCCAAATCATTTGTTAATTCATCGACTAGATTACTTCGCTCTTTCGAGCCAAGCTCTCTTTGTAGTTCGATGTTAGATTCCACAACTTGGTTGAGCTGTGATTCTAAATTTTCTACCTTTTCGGCTAACGCCTCTGCGACATCAACCTTCTCTTCTGGCATATCGATGTAGTGATTCTCGAATAGGCTCTTTAGACCAGTAATGAACTCTTCGGTAATCTCTGAACGAATACCGCGCTCGATGGCAAGCTCATTCTCTTCCATCCATTCTCTCACTACATAATCGAGATACCCGTCAACCTTTTCGGTTAGATTGGCAGAAATGTTCTCAACTGCCTCATCAATCTGAAAATTATAGGCTTCCTCAAGCTCATCAATCTTCTCATTGACTTTAGCAACAACAGCACTCTCAAAGAGAATGCGCGCATTGTTCTGGAACTCTTCAGATAGACCCTCTTCGTCACTAACGATCACGTTAAGATCATCAGTGATATTCAGATCCTCTGCGGTGATGCGATCAAACTGGAAAGGAGCATCTTCTTCCTCTTCTGCACCCTCTTCAATCTCTTCGCCATCTTCTTCCTCGGCGACTTCTGAAATAGAGTCAAGAAGCTCGCGAAGCTCGTCCTCATCCATCTCATCAAGAGCCTTGACTACTAGATCGTCTAGTTCCTCTTCGGAAACAACCTCAGTGGTTTCATCTTCCATTTCTTCTTCCTTTACTGTCTCTGGAGAGAGGACCTTCTTGCCTGGATCAGCAATTGTGGTTGGCTCAGATGCAGTCTCTTTTCCTTCTTTATCACCACGACGGCCCTTTGTCTTCTTAGTGGCATCTCCAGCCTTCTCAGAAGCCTTAAAGTTTCCACCTGGATCAGTAGACTGTGAAGGAGGAGCGACTTTACCGCCCGATCCCTTAGGAGCGCCACTCTTTTCTGGAGTTGCTCCCTCCTTGGGAAGAGATGCGTTGCCTGGCGTGGCAGCCATCTCTATAATTGTATGTTCGAGTGACTGTGACATTTTTTCAAATCTCCTATAGGATTGATTTCTAACTACTATTTATCTATTTATAATTTTGAAAGGAACTCTTCAAATAATTCGAGTTTCTTTCTCTCTAAATCTTTACTGGAAGTCTTTTCGATCTCTTTTTGATAGGAATCGATCAGCCTTTCCTGTAAAACACCATTGTTCCAAATCCACTCTTTGCCTTCCATGATACCTTCAACAAAAGCATTCGGAGCAGAAGGATCCGCAACAACATCTGCTGCTGTTGCAAGATAAAAATCTGGCTGAACTACGTTCGCACCAGCTTGTGACTTTAACGACCCCATACCACGAGAAGATACGCCTAGCTTTGCACCTTCTTTCATTAGGTTCTTAACAATGTTTCCATAAGGAGTGTCCATCACTTTCGCTTTACCAATAAAATTGTTTCCATCTTCTTCTAGACTCGTGATCATATGAGACACGCGCTCTAGGTTAATCTGGGGACCGTCTGGATGACCAAGCTCACCAAAAGCACGATTATTCTTTACATAGGAATCACTATATCGCTGCACTTCATTTCTTAGTGTGCCAATGGGATACACTCGACCGTTTCGATTCTTCTGTTCAGCCTGCATGAAGATGCCTTTGATATAATAGTTTTTATTACCATTATCTGACTCTTCTAAAATATACTGAACATCTTCTAGTGTTTCGGTAATGAGCTTCATTTGTTATTGCCCCTGCTGCTTGTAATTTTGTGCAAATTCGGACAAACGATTAAATCCATCTTTCGACTCTTGTGCCATCTGAGCGAATCGACCCTGATTCTTAGGATTAAGTGAACCAAAAGTCTGTAACATCTTGGTGGCTGCATCAACGCTAATCTTGGTTACGCTACCATCATTGAATCGGTATCTACTGTCGCGATTAGTGCTAGCCACTTTTTGCATACAATGAAGAACATTCTCCTCAATCTGCTCAACGTCTTCATTGCGCTGCCTTGCTTGCTTTGCCTTCGTCTTTTCTCTGTCAGCCTGCTTTTGGAGCCTAAGTTCTTGCTTGGCATGAGCAATTCTTTCACGCTTCTCTTTCTCGCTCTTTGGTTGATAGACTGGTCCTTTTCGGCGATCACTACCAGATCCCCATCGCTTATCATCTTTTCTGGCCCACTTCTCGCCGGCCTTCTGATGCGCCTTGAGCTTATCTGCCGCAGAAACTTCTTCGTTTGCGTGTGTGTATACACCATTCTCGCCACGAACATAAATTGGTCGAACAGCATCAACTTCCTGGTACTGCATATCAGATAGCTCATCGCCAGTCTGATCATAATTATCAGTGGGAAGATCGACTTTCTTTGATCCTGCCCCAGGAAGCTGATCAATAGCATTTACTACTTCAGACTCTTCCTCTTCGTCATTATATTCCGACTCGATTTCAAAGTCATCATCGATGGCTTCGGAGAACTCTTTTCTCATTTCGGTATATGTTTTAGGCATTATTCTTCCTCTATTTGTGGTTCGTCAGAAGCAGAAGGGCGAATAAAATCTTTTGCAATGATTTGCTTCTGAACTTCGATTGATGCTGCAACTTTTCCTGCAAGTTGGCTGTAAATTTCATCCTTAAAATCAATAGGATCCGAATTAATAACTGCGTCGATTACCTTACTCATTAGTATCTCTCCAATCGTTTCCATAATATTTATAAAACAAGAATACCCTCTATTGTTCTTCTGTTTCTTCTGGTTCTTGTTCTTTAATTTGCCTATCAATAGTCTCTATATCATCATCAGTTTGCATGAGAATGTTTTTTCGGATCCATTCCGTCGAATAATACTTACCATTATACTCATCAATCTCTCTCAACATTTCGAGTCTATTTCGCATGACATCAGCTTCTTGTAATTCGGCAAAATGTACATTCTTCAAAAAATCGAAATGAATTTCATCTTTCATTTCAATCCAATCATCTTCTGTAATAATACCTTTCAAACGTAATTGAGTCTGTAGTATCTCAGCGAATAACATCGAAAATCGTTGACGCAATCTTGTGATGAATTTAGAAAACTTAACCTCATCTCTCGAAATTTCAGTAGATCGACCAAGACTAAAACCATCATCAGGCTGAAGTCTCGAAATTGGAATTTTTAGAGACTTATACAACTTCTTCTGAAAATATTCGATGTCTTCGATTTCACCTAGATTTTGCCCACCAGGTAGAGTAGTAACCTCAGTGCCTCGACCACCTTCTCTTCTTGGTAGCCAATAGTCTTCTAACATTGTTCGATGGTGACGATCATCGGTGATGGTTCCTGTTGAGGAATCATAGATGAGCTTATTTTTAAATCGTGTCATAATGTCTTTAAGATATTGCTCTGCTTTAACCTTAGGAAGATTTCCAACATCTACATAAAAAATTCTTCTTTCAGGAGCACGCGACAAACGATAAATCACCAATGCATCTTCAATCATGCGTAATTGGTTTAATGGTTTAATGGAAGAGTGCAAATGTCCAATTACCATAGTTTTATTCGTATCAAGCAATCCAGAAGTCGTATATGAAATACTATCTTTTGATACTTTTAATCCCTGTGAAGGTGAACCCGCATTCATCATTCCATTTGGATTGTACAAAAAGTATTCAACAGTTTTTTGCACTAACGGGCTTGATTGCCCTTCAGCATTAGCCTGATTATTTCTCTGCACCTCTTTGACAAGTCTAATTTTTCTTGCATCGATTGGGCGTAGTTCTTGAATACCAGAGCGAGGATTCTTAACATCAATTACCATATGATAATAAAGCCTACCATCAACATACCATCTTCGGAATATGTCGTAGCCTCTATTATTGAAGTCCAACATTCGCATCACGTTGTCGAACTCTTCTTGTATCTTTTTCTTAATTGATACTGGTTGCCTTAAATTGTCTAACACAACAGCCACCGAGCTTTTATTCTCTTCGCAAATGATTGCCTCATTTGTAATATCGTCAATAGCATATTCGCACTCTGGATAGAGTGACATATTTCTATATTGATTAATTAGATCAATTTCAGTTTTTGCTGCACCAGCTAAATCAATTTGCTGGCCATACGCACCACCAGCATTCCAACCAGAACCTTCAACAACTACTGCGCCTTCGGTTTGCTCTGGTGGTGTAAAAGAAGGAAGAGACCCCTTATCGGAGTCTCTTCCAATCTTAAATCCGAATAATCGAACTGCCATACTATATTAATCCATTCTACTCTGTGATTGAAGTAGACACCCAATAATCATACTGAAATGTGCATGTAAACTCTTCTAGCTGATCGTTTGTTCCCCAATCGAGATCAATTGGAGCGAGAGAAGAAGGCCACACATTGATTAAAGTAACTCGATCAATAATATCTCCTGCTTTAGAATAGTGTACAACATCTGCATTAGTGCAATATTGGACATTAGTTATTGCTGTGTCGAGTCTAACATTTCCAACATGCGTATTCATTGCACTCATCCAAGAGTTTAGTGCATTACGAATCACAAAGTCTTCATCATTATATATTGTTGGTGACCATTCTACAAATGTTCTGTTTCCAGGCATCTTTACCGTTCGACCGAAATATGGAACTTCAATCACACCAAAATCGGCACCAGGAATTTGAGCACCGTGCGCCATAAAGGTGAATTTCTCACCGGCAGATCCAAAATCAGTTCCAGCTATCGACGGAAAGGGCAAGGTAACTTCAAATAGATTAGGGCGGGCCCCACCTGCCGAAAATTGCTGACGGACATCGTTTACGTTAAAAGGCATTAATATTCTCCTTTATAAGTACCTTATATTTATACTCTATCTTCGTATAATTTCATCGAAATTAACGCCAGTTCGGGTCGCAACAAAATTCAACTGAATGAAATTAATTGATCTTGCTGGCTGAACATAAATGTCGCCAACAAACTCATTTCGGTCAATAATCTCTGACGTATTGTTTGACTCATCACACACAACTCGGAAAGCAGTGATACCTCGTCTACCTTCGATTTCTCGTAGGAAAGGATCGACCATGTTTCGGAACTGTGCGCGAGTGAATTCATCATTGAACTCAAATAGTGAATACTGAGCAGCAATCGCAATCGACTTTTCGAGTGCAATAAACAAACGTCGAACATTAATTCGATCAAACGCACTTGGGCGTGTACTCAAAGTCTTGTCGCCATACAGAACAGTGCCCTGCCCAGGGAAGGTAACGACTGGATTGATCTGATTCTGATACAATCTATCCCGATACGTCTGAGATGGATTCCAAGCGAGCTTGATTACATTCTTGATATTGCCTCTTTGAAAACCAGCAGGGCTGAACCAAGGATCCCTCACACCATCAGTCTGGGAACAAAGACCCGCAATATCTCCATTGAGCGGAACCCAGCGATTGATCTGGTTATACTTATCATACTGATATTTCCAACCAGAGTCTAGTACACCATATGTACTATTGATCGCAAGTAGCCCGCCGGCGTCGGTGTTTCTAAAAGCAATAATGTTGTCTGTAATCTTAGCCGCTGATGTTTGATTAACAACATCAGTCTTTTCAGGCGAAACAAACACTACACAATCTTTTCTCTCTTCTGCAACATTATCAATCACATAACGGGCAAGCGTTCCAGAAGCAGAACCAACAAAAGCAAGAGAAAAATCAATACCAGCTTCAATATCTTCAGAAGTTAGTGTATCCCAGGCACTTTGAAGTGCAGCATCATTTTCTCCGGTGGTCGCTCCCTGAACCAATGTATTCGCAACTGTGCTTAGTCTGTCAAATTGCTCCATATCAGTCCCAGAGGCAGCCGCTCCAGTCACTCCCCAAGCTGTGGTTCCACTAACCAATCCAGATGGTGGATTACTAGATGCTAAAATCCAATTGGATTGATTCTGAAGTACGGTCTTCCAGTAATTTGGAGCGCCATCTATTGTTGTCGCATCAGATAGTTTAGATACATAGGCAAAAGATTCAAGAATCGTGCCTTTTCTTCCACTAACCAATCCAGTATCATCAATAACTGCAATATGAAATTCGTCATTTGTGATGCTACGAGCCTTAGCATATTCAGAGGTGCCAGGAGCCGAATCAGCTATTGAATATCCTTCCCACTGGCGCCTTACTTTATCCGAAGATATTAATTTACCGCTAAGTGGTCGATCAAGCGTAACCTTACCTGTTGCTGAACTAGCCGCTGTAATCTGATATGTTCCTGTTGCCTCAGCAGACTCATCATTACTGTCAACGAACGAAATGATATCACCAACAGAAAGTTCCTCCGACGCATGTAAAATTGTTGGTGTGCTATTTCCAGCGTTAGTACCAGCACTAGCAGTTAAACCTGTAGCAGTATTTTCATACTGAGTTGTAGAATCGCAAATCGCAATTCTAAGGTTATTACCAAAATCACCAGGATATCGAGCAGCAATAAATGTATCTCCACTTCCGTATACACTGGTCAATGCAGTTCCAACATATCCTTCACTATATTCCGTATCGTTTGCCACTTTAGCGAAATAATTTACCCCCTGCGACCAAATTGAATTATTCGATCCAGTACCAATAGCACGAACAACATGAAGTCTCGTACTGTATGAAAGGAAATTTGCAGCAGCCCACCAATTCTCGCCAGAAGGCTGAGAATTGGGAGCACCGAAAGTAGTTTTTAGTGTTTCTTGGCTATCGACTAGTGTCGCCTGATTACCTGGACCCCAAGTAAAAAAGCCAACAGTAGCTCCTTCTGTAGTTCCAACAGCAGGTATAATAGTCGAAACATCGACCTCGCTCGTATAAACACCTGGTGATAATTTAAAGCCCATCTGCTCTCTCCCCTATGCGAGTATAAAATCTCATTTATTAAGCCCTATCAGCTTCCTATGATATTTATAAATAAGACGATTTCACGTTATCCATCTATCGACTACTTCCCACTGTTGACCATCATCGTCTACATATTCGGTATCATCTGATCCATCATCTACAAAACCATAAGGAAGCATTCTCTGGTCTTCGATTTCTAATTGTTCGCTCTGCATCTTTTTTCTCAGATCAACATCGGTCAATTCTCTAAAG